AAACTCATTAAGCGTACTTACCACCCATCTTCTTATACTGTTGAACAAGCTGACCTGATGCATATGCACTTGGCCATTTTTTCACTCTGGCTTTAACAATAGCCATTGCTCTTTTATATAATTTAGGATTTGTTGGTTTCGCCATGTTTTCTCCCCATTTCTGTTCTAGCTTTAATCATTGCAACTACCCATCTTTGTCCTTCAAAGTGTGCAAGACTTTCGATTCCCAATCCAGCACCATGTACATTATTCGTTGTAATGTTTTCAAGGTATTGGAGAAAAGACTTACCAATACCCGTAGAGAATAAAGCATGGGCTTTACTATTAAGATCAATTTCAACTTCTGTAGGATATTGCCTTCCATCTACTGACTTTACTGCTCTTTCTTTGTTCATCGTTGCATACCTTGTTGGTTCATAAGTTGCATTGCCATTTCAATATTTTGCTGTACTTCGTTTTGTTTTGCAAGCAATGCTTCTTTGATACCAAACTTGGATGCTAAATATTTAATTACTTCTTGTTGATTATATAAAGCTGGTGTTATCTCTGGCCCAAAAGTACCAGCAACAGTTTGCTGAAATCTTACAAAGTCTGCAACATCTTGTTGATCTTGAGCCCTTAGTAATGGAGATACTGGAACTATTCTAATATTCCTACCATCAATCTGTGGAAGCTCAAGTAAACCTTGTTCTTGATATATAGCTACCACTCTTTCAACCAATGGATGTAAAAATTCTTTTTGCATACGACCAGCTACTGCACCCATATCTCTTGCTACATCAGCAAGTCTTTCAGATACTTCTGTAGCTGATAGTGGTGTCTTAGCATTTGCCCTTGTATCTAACTCATCTATGAATAATGCTTTTCTTACATTTCTTCTCATATCCTCTAGTATGAGTTGACCAACATCAAATCGTGCTGGACTTTGTAATGATTCTAAACTAGAGCCAGGGGATCGTGGTATAAAAGTTCCAGGTTGTATTGTTATATTATCAGGATTAAATACACCATCATCATCATAAACATATGCACCACCTATAGCCATTTCAGCATTTTCCAATATAAGCTGAACTGTAAGGTTCAATGTTTTGATTGCTGGCATTGCTTGTAGAACTGGCCCTCTGCCCCATACTTCAAAGCCAGACTTTGACCATCTTGTTGTAATCCAAGGAACAGAACCTCTGCCTTTTAATGTAGCTTTTTGTAAAACTGCTTTATCTGTATCTGAGATTAAATAGTAGGTATACTCATCCTTAAACTTATCTTCGCTATCATACATAGTTGCTTCAATAAGTTTTGTCTTTCTTCTTGGGTCACGTTTTTGAATAGCTTCCATTTCTTTTGTGTATTTGGCATTTGGATAGCGTTGCTTGACTTCAGTAATATCACACTCTGTCATCCATCTAAACCAGCTATTAACTGTATCCATGGGGCCTGGGAGGAGGGCAAGATTAGTTGGAGGTACTGCTGTAAAATGTAGATCACCTACAAAACGACCAGACTCAACAAGCATATTCATTGTACCAATGCCTAAGTCTTGCAAGCCCTCATGGAACTCTGCATTAAAATTACTGTTTCTTAATCCTTCATGTAATATTTCAGTTATGTTATCTAATTCAGAAAGTAAATCTTTTGTTATTTGTTCAGGAGGATACTCTGGCCCTGGCATTAGTGTAAATGCTCTACCATTAGGAGGAAAGAATCCTAATTGTAATCTAGAGGCAAAACGAGGCAGTCCTGTTACAGCTGTTTCGTCAAATATGTTTTGTGTTCTTCTTTCACCAGAGAACTCACCATAAAAACTTTCTCTTTGTGGCATAACAAAATCGTATATTTCTTCCCATATATCTGTCCAATTATGCCATTTTCCTAAAGCTCTTTTGTATTGAGTCATGACTTTATTGTAGTCACTATCTCCTTTACCACCAGCTTGACCTACTGGACTTGCATCACCAGTATATTCATCTCTAATCATTTGTCTGAATCACCCATAAATTTTCTTCTGTAACCTCCAAAGCCTTCCATATCTTCTCCTTGCAGAGATTTAGCTCCAAATAGGTTCGATTTTATTTTTCTCTCTCTGTCCAACCTTTGATCTTCTTGCATCTGTTTTTCCCTTGCCAGTCTTTCTTGCTCTGCTTTTTTTTGAGCTTCTAGAGCTGGATCTGGTGGTGGTGCTGATGGTGTTCTCAGAAAGCCCATGTTCTTCTCCCTTTTGTTTAAAAATGACTTGTCCACCTCTTTTTAGCAATTCACAATATAATTGATAAGGTGTAAGTATAAAAATATTTCTAATATTACATAAATGCTTCATAAAACTAACACAATACAAGAGTCTTGGGAGCCAGATTGGGTAAGATGTAGCTTCATATTCTATACATGTACACTCAGATATCATAAAAGCTATCAATTCATTAGCATTTTCGCCTTGTAAGGCAATAAAATTAAATCCTTGGGTTGTAAATTCAATTTTTATCCATTGGTCTAGCTCTGGAAAGTACTGAACGGCAAAAGCATGACTAAATTTAGGATGTTTTTTAGTAAAAAATTTCCAAAATCCTAGATTTGGACTTTCACAAAAGCAAATTATCCATTTCATAATGCTCTTAAAGACCTTCCTCGTTTTCTTGTTCTCATTCTATCAAAGGGATTACTTACCCTCTGGACTATGGTAGGGGTTTTTGGTGTGTTTAGACCAATAACAACCTTTTTCCCCTCTCCACCCCCAAGAAAAGCGTACTGTAGTGCATCATGTATGTGTGAAAACCTATTCTTCTCTGGTTTATCTTCGTACTTTTCATTACCCATATAGTAAATTCTTTTATATTGATAACCTCCCTCGAAGCCAGAGATAAGATTTGTACATGTTGGAGATATAAGTAAAGATGGATAGCCCTCTGACATCCTATTAATAACACCCTCTACAGCTTCTATGCGAACTGATATATCATTACTTGGAGCTGGATAAGCAGCTATACCACATGCTCTCATTATCATAAATGGAGTATGCTCAGATGTTTGAGCCATTTGATTGCCAGCTGGATCTCCAATAAACTTGTAAGTTAGTTTATCCCATTCATTCTTTGCTATTTCTTTTTTAAGATACTCAGCAAAACGTGTAGCTCCCATATCTTTGCCAATAACTTCATGGAAAACAATCCATCGACCAGCATGTATATTCTGACAGAATATGGCACTAGGAGTTCTACCAAAATCTAAACCAACAATTACATCTACTTCTTTTTTTGGCTCTAAAGATTCCGTAGCTACATGTGTATCTTTTCTAAATGTAGGATAAACTTGTTTACCATCCATAATTGTTTGATATTCATTTAATACATAAACTTTGACCCAACTTGGCGATTTACCCAATATAATCTTATCATAATATTGTGCTTGTAGATTCTGTCTATTTTCAGAGTGTGGATTAGCTTTATAACCAACTAAGTTACCATTCTCATCTTTATTCTCTTGCATTGCACCAGCTTGAGAGAAAAAATTCCAATCATCAGGCTTTACCATCAATAACTTTTCTTCTTGAGTAAGATATTCAGGTACAGGAACTTCACCACTAACAATACCCCACCAATGAGATTCATCAGGACTATTGGTATCCATGATAACACCATACCAGCTTGGGCCACCATCTCTCATTGACGGAAAACGACCAACTCTCATTGTGCAAGCATCAACTATACTTTTTGATATCTCTCTTGCTTCATTAATCCAAACACCAGTAAGCTCCAAAGATAATAGCTTCTTTACATCTTCAGATTTATCAAGAGCCAGAAATATGACTTCTAGTTCTACTGTAGTTTCATCAGGTAAAGCAAAACAAACATTATGAGTATAGGGAGGACTCCAAACAAATCTACCAAGATCATCACTAAACCAATCTCTCCAAGTTTTAATTGTTGTTGTTTTAAGTTGAGGATTTGTGTTTCTAATAACAGCCCAACGACTTCTTCTTACTTTCTGATCATTAGGTTTTTGCTTAATAGCTTTCCTCATGATCTCCATGCAACAAGTAACTGATTTGCCACTACCAACTGGCCCTCTGATACCACGAACAAAGGAACCATCTTTCATAAAAGATTTAGCAACAACCCCAGGTGGTTTGTAGTCTAGATTCATCCTAGTAACAGTCTACGTCTTGCTCCACCACCTTGAGATAACAAGCCACGCCTAGCAGCTGCACTAACACCAGTAGCTGTACTATCTGTTTTATTCTCTGTTTGAATTTGTGATCTAGCTGTTCCTACATTGCCAGATTCAGACTCATTGTCACTACCAGCAACATCTTGTAATGCTTCTGTTGTATATCGGCCACTTGCAGAATCAAAGGAAACACCAGTACTTCTTCCTATCGGACTATAAGCACTTTCACCAGAGAATCTGCCATCTCTTACAACACCACGATATTGACCCTCACGATCAAAGACTGCATTACCACCTTTACGAAGTTCACCAGCTTGTTGTCTAAAAGATAGAGTCCTAGCAAAACTTAATGCTCTTCCCATAGGAAACATAGCTTCTCTCATGTTCAGTATTTTGTTGCCACGTTTCTGTCCAGTAAAGTCTTCAGAGGTAGCTCTACCTTCTAACTCTTGAGCTAATTGTATATTACTTCTTACAGCTTGTGTCGGTCTGCTAACTGGTAAAGCCATGCCAGTTTCTCTTTCACTTTTCCTAGATGATTTTTGTTGCTGATTGTAAGTATCAAAGGCCTTTTGTCTTTCTTTCTTTTGTCTTTGAATTTCAGCGTCTTCTACTCCTGATGTTCCTGAACTTGATGCTCCGTTACCCATAGCTTTCTCCTTAAAATACTTTTTTAGAGTAAAATTTTTTTTTGATATTTAACATTCACA